TTTGTCGTTAGGGTGTGCTTCGTGCATACCAAAGTTACCTGAGGTAGATGTCTGTTTAATATCTTTTTGTTCTGCCCAGGTGTCTATTGACATAGCTAGTTGGAAATCAAGCACTGTAAGACCCTTAACGTCAAACGTAGACGTCTTTACTTTAACTTCTGTAACGTCTTGTGTTACTTCTGCAAAGTGATCCATCTTTTCAGATAGGTCATTAATAAAGCCTATCATTTCTTCTGCTTGTCTATGATCTTGGCAAACATACATTGTTTGTATTTCTCTATGATCTAACATTTCCCAATCAGGAAGAAACTTATTTTTAATTTTATCAAGTTGCTCGTCATTAGGAACAAATTCTTCTACGTCATTGTCTCTGTATTTGCCTTCTTGAAATTCAGTAAACTTCATTTTTTCTTTTCCATTAGCTTAACAGCTTTGTTATAGTCTTTCATGTTAATAGCACCTTCACGTAGAAGTTTTTCTCTATTAACTAAATGCTTTGATTCAACTTCATCTTTTGATCCACCAAAGTATGCTACACAATGTCCTGATTCAATCATAACATCTGTTGCCATGTTGCCGTCATTGGTTATAAAGTCACCCAATATACGTCCAAACTTACCTTTGGCATCATACTTCTTACATTTTAGAACTGATTTTTTACCTAGTAGTGATTTGAGTTTATCCTTTGCGGCTAATCCAAATACTTTTTCTACTTTATCTCTTGTACGACTTTCTGGTGTATCAATGCCCATTATGCGAACACGTTCTTTAACTAATACTACGCCAAAGCCTAGGTCAATGTCTACATCAACTGTGTCACCATCTACTACTCTTTTTATTGTTACTGCATATTCGTACATAATTAATCTCTTAGGTCTGCTAACATATGATTTACAACTTGTGCATCTTCTACTAATGCACTTTTGCAATTACAATCTGGACAGTCATAACACTCTGTGCATGATTGACCGCAATGACATCCACATCCGCAGTTTGAACATTTGCTCATTATTTTTTCCTTTGCCATTTTGCCGCCGTAATTGGCGATTGTGTATTTGTATCTTTCATTTCTTCACTAGGGCCTCTAGCTTGTGTTTTTACTTTTATTCCTAATGCTTTATGAGCCGCATCTATTTTTGCTTTGTCTACATCAGTATATGCACCAATGTATGCAGTTGCCGCAACAGAGTCTATATCCATATCATCGTCATTACCTGGTGCTCTTGCCATAAACATACTGGCACGATATAATCCGTAATATCTATCTGCGTCGTTAGTGTAAGCACCTGGTGTTGCTTGTGCTTGACGATCGTCAATTGTACCGTGTTTTGTCTTCCACTTTTTAAATTCTATTAGGAATTCTTCGGCACGCATTAGTTGTTTACCTTTGCGCCTTTACTCCATTGATAGCATGACCAGTAGCGAGCTGTTGTTTTGTCTTTGCCTTTAGCTGTGTCGCATCCATGTCTAGCACGAAAGCTTTTACGTCTTTTAGGATCATCTCTTTTAATTGATAAGTTAGGATCACCAAAGCGAATAATTTTTACATTACCCGTTTTAGGATCTTTAACATATACTTTGAATTTTTTCTTTGGATTTTCTGAAGTACGAATAGGATCATTAAGTTTAACTTTTTTACCTTTGTATTCTGCTTCGTTATAGATAGCAAACTCTACACCTGGTTCAAAAGAACAACCACACTGCTCAAGCATTGTTTGGTGATCTTGATCCATTTCTACTGTTATTGATAAATCGTCGTGTTCAATAACAACCGATTCGATAACAGTGTCCATGTTAACAATAAAGTCAATACGATCATCAGTAATTGGATGTGCTATTTTTCTAGCTGTTTCCTGTAGATGTTCGTTGAATGTTTTCATTATTCATTACCTTTGTAGGCCTTGTATAATTCTAACATTTTTTCATCAGTTATTGATTCGTTATACAACGGATTACTGTTTGATTTAGCCGCTGATTTATGTTTAGGACCATTTAACCCACCTGACATTGTGTTTAACTGTGTGTCAACATCTGTAACTTGTTCGTTAGGTGTGTTAGCATGTTGTATATCTCTTTCTTCCTCAACAGCTTCTTCTTCGCCTTTATATTCTTCATAACCGTCTGAACGTTGTCCAGATAAGTTTAGTAGTGTTTTAAGCATATCAGTATGTTCACCTTGGGCATTTACACTTACTGTTTCTTGGTTATCATCATCAATACTGTGTACAACTTGTAAACTTTCAGCAACTTCTTCAGTTTCTACTGACTCATTTAACTTTGCTTCAAACATTGCTGTTATATCAATTTCTTCTTTACCTTCCATTGTAACAAACGCTGTGTCTAACACAGCTGGTTCTGCTTCACCTAATCCTTCTTTCTTAGGACGTCCACGCTCACGTTTAGGAGCATTTGGATCTACTAATGGATCAACTGGTTCTAATGAATCAACCTTTGTCTTTGCTTGAGAATATTTATAATGTCTACGTTTACCGTCTTTGAAGGTAACTGTAAAGCCTTGACCATCATCTTCTGGACGGTCCATTTGAACTTTGTGGCCTTGTTTTTCATGACCTGCTACGATATCAGCAACATGTTTAGCATCATATGCTTCATCTAGTTCAATAGTTTCAATATCTTCTTCAACTTTTTCATTCTTACTGAAGTCTTCAGGAGTATTGTCATCCTCTTCTACTTTTACTTTTGCTTTTTTAATTGAAACGCCACCTTTATAAGCCATTTCATATTCTTTTCGCATTGCTACAGCTTCTTCTTTACTGGCAAAAGAATCAATTTCTTCGCCGTTCCACCATAATTGATATTCTGTTTCGTTTGTTGATTCTTCAATTTCAACTGATTCAGTTGTAGTTGTTTCAGGAGCATCGCTTTGTACATTAATTACCGGAACATCTGCTAATTTTATTAAGTCAGCATGTGCATCTTTTCCGTATTGTGCATAAAGGTTATCACCCGTAGTGCTAACTTCAGTAACTCCTTGTGTTTCTGGGAACGCTTGCGGAGTTGTCATTTCTGCTGACTTTATTGCCGCTTTTTGATCTTCCGTTGGATTTTCAATTTTTTTTAGTGTGTCTAGTACGTTATACATGTCCATAGTAGTATCCTCTTATCTTGCAAACGATTTAACGTCTGGTAATTTTGTTTTTACACTACCCATAGCACTTTTATCGCCTTGTGGTAGATCATTAGTAGTAGGAGCCTTAGGGGTTGCTCCGCCTGCTATCTCATATTGTGTTGTTTCTTTAGGAACTGCTTTACTAGGATCTGCATAAGCTTCACTCGCTTCTTTGTTTGTTTTTGTGTCCTCAGGCAAATCTTTTTCTAATAATGGTGCTTCTTCTGCTTCGGCACCTTCGTTTTCTTCCCATCCATCAGCAAAATTTTGTGATACTATTTTTATTTGTGATTGAGGCTTACGTGTGCATGCTTCAATCATTTGAAATAGTTCTTGTTGACCTGCTGGATAATCTAATTCTATTTCAAAAATGCAAACTTCCATATTCTTAACACCCGGAAAATCCAACGGATCTTCTGTTACTGGTGTTGTTTTTGGATCTGACATTTTAATCAAATCAAATTTTGCTAATTTGTCTTCTAATTCTTTAAGACAATCTTTGTCACAGCCGCCAGCTACTTTAATTCGATATGAATAAGTTTGCTTTGACTCTGTTAAATATTCTGTAAATTTTTTCATTGTTATTTCCCCTAACTATGCGTATATTTATGCTACTTTATTCTTTTGTGTCTTTATTATTTAATAACTCTTTCAACATTTCGTTACGATCTAACACGTACCCTTGACCGGTTTCTATTTGTTCATTTCCTGCATTGTCTACTAATTTCTTTTGATCCTGTGCGGCTTTCTTTAATTGCAAGTCTATCATTTTTAGCTTTTTATTAATCTTAGCTGTCTTGGCTGATATAGCGTGGTTTAGCATATTACTTGCTACTCCAAATATCTCACTGGCAAAGCGACTGTCTACATTCATGCCTAAGTCCATTAAATCTTTGTAACTGTCTTTAGCTAACTGTCCTAACTCATCCATCTCTTCGTCACTAGCTTCTAATCCTTTTACAGCAGGTAACGCTGATTCTATCTTGTCAATGTTCTTTAATGTTTGTTGTGGTAGTTGTGGATCCGCTGTTTCTTCTTGTGGTAATGGTATAGAAACATCTGCGTCTTTGGCAGGCTCTGATGGTTCTAAATCAAAAAGCTCCTCTAGTCGTTTTGTCATTATCTTGCTCCACTTCTAAATATGTCGTCTTCAGTGACTACTCTAAATGTAATACCATTTGCTTTACACCAACGCATAGCTTGATCCCATTTAGCGTGATTAATTGCTACAGTCTCTCTGGTAGCTCTGTTGGCATTTTTGCTTTCAATTATACTTTGCTTTTTAGGTTTAATTTCTACCAGCTCTGTTACTAATTTACCTCTTTTGTCCTGGTACTGGACTAAAAAGTCAGGAACATAAGTTGTTTGTTTTCCAGTCATTGGGTGTTTGTAAGGAATACGTACACTCTCACTAGCCCATTTAACTACGCTAGTGTGTTTGTCGCAGAACTGCATAAAAGCATGTTCCCAACTTGATCTATACCTAGGTGCTTTTTTACCTACGTACTTGTCAGGATTCATAATGGTGAATAGGCCGTTTGCAAATCTGCTAGCCATTACTTGCTAACATTACGTGCCGCATATAAATTAGGTTGTTGCAATACGCTAACACCGAGTAATGTTGATTTTGATCTAAGACCGTTGAGGTAGTATGCAATGGTTTCATCCATTGCCAATGGATCGTCTAAGCCTTTAAACTTTTTTAATAGTTCGTCTGTAGATATATTGTAGTTTTGTTGTATTCTAAAAAATGCTGATGTAAAATCATCTGCTATAGCTGTATCGGTTGAATGCTTTAGAAAAAATGATCTCACTATGTCAAACTCGTCAGCATTAATGACTGTTTCTGTATTATAGAAATTATCAAAGATTTTAACTGTAGATTCTAAGTTATTTTTTGTAATGTTTACTGTTGACATGATAGTATTTAACCTTATTCAGCACCAGGCCAAAAATCATCGGCCTACAAATTTTTTCTGTTACTAGTAATAAAACTACCAGATCTTGCTGTAGAATCATTAGTAGCTGTAGAAGTTAGATTATTTGTTTTGCTATTAGATGTTGGTGGAGATGAGAAGTTAAAATCGCCTGAGGCCACTGTTGGTAACCCTTCACGTATTACTACTCCTAATACTTCTTCTTTAATATCTTCTGTACTTATATCACCCTTGTCAAAAATATCATACACACGACCAATTTTTTTACCAGCACCTAATACATCACCTGAGGCTAAATCTTCAAAAACACCTACGCCTGCATCTAACAATCCACCTTGTCCTAATATAGATGAGTTAGAGCCTGCTTGGCTTAATGAACTAGGTTCTTTGTCATAATGAGCTGGATCTGTAAATCCTGGAATTGGAGCACCTGTTTGACCATTAAGAGCACCAGCACCATATTTTACAGTTTCATACTTTATAGTCATTGAGTTTGCCATTGGTTCGCCACCCTGACTATAATCATATTGATCATGACGCATTTCTGTAATTTGTGGATTGATTAATGTATACGAAACAAAATCATGTTGATTAAATCCGTATATTGTAATATCTTTAAAGAATTGAGGTTTGTTGCCAGTTCCTGTATTATCTTCTGCTGAATATCCCCAATCGCTACCTGCTCTAGTCTGACTATAAACATCTCTAGTATTATAATCACTTCTTCCAACTGGAGCATTGTTTACACCGTTAGCATTTCCTTGAACTGTTCCGTAAGGCTGACTTGGATCTTTATAATAATAACTAAAATATTTAAACCATAAACTACGAACAAGATCAGCACCGTCATCATGAAACTCTACCGTTACTGGTTCATAATTAATTTTTGAATGTACTAGTCGTTTTCTATTATATTGATTAAATTCATCTACGTCTAATGCGTAGTTTGGAAGTGTTATGTTTTTAACTAACACACTGAGCTGACTTTGCTCCTCTGGACCAAATGCTGTTTTAAGACCAGGTAGCTCCGTAACATTTAAGTTGAAATGCACATGGAATAAAAACTTAAATCGTGGAGCTAGTTCATAGCCAGCAGATCTAAATGTTTTGCTGGCATGCCTATAGTCTTTTAGATAATCGCTACCGAGAAAGCCTTTTAAGACGTCCCCAAATATTCCGGCCATCTAAATTATCCTGTTACTACTGTGCCTAATGTCCTACCTACTGCTGAACCCACACCGCTACCAATTGGAGTTTGGATAGCATTATCAAATCTAATAGTCATTGATAGTGTTACAGGAGCACTTTCACCGTATGATAAATCATTATAGTTAACTGCTGTTAAGTAGCAACCATATAATTCCCATGTTTCTAACACGTTTGGTTCGTTAGCACCGTTGCCACCGTCTAATACTTCGCAACGTGTAATAAATTTATAGTCAATACCTGCTGAAGCAGATGATTGTTCCATAAAGTCTAATTGTTTCTGTAGTTGTTCGCCAACTAGTTTAGCAACAGAACCTGACGCATCGTCACGTAATTCAACTGCTGTATTTTCCCAAGTATGTTTACCTGCTAGATACATACGTGAGTTATATAACTCAATCGGCATTTCTTCAAATGATAATGAAGGTCTAGCAAATGAAATAACTTGTTTAGTTAATTCTGTTCTTGGTGTACTTGCACCAAAGTTTTCAAATACCGTTCTAAAACGATACTTTAATTTAGGCATTAACAGTCCTTGGTTAGATGCACTTTGATCTGACGCTAAAGGAACTGACATCCTAGTTAATGATGAAACAGCCATGTGTATTTCTCCTTGTTAAATATCTTTCTACAACTATTTATCAATATAAAGTCGCAAAAAATGGCTCCGAAGAACCATTAAGTGCGTATATTATTCTATACTATAATACTATAAATTACCTGCTTCAATTTCACCTGTGTTTTTAATTCTCAGTGGAATGTAAATAAATTCTACTGATTTTGTAGGTTCAATTGCAATATCAACATATAGCTCGTTACGATCAATACGTTCTGGTGTATTGTTTGTATCATCACACACAACTAGATAGTCATAAACACCACGTTTAGCAGTAATATCGTTTAATAACTGCTCACATGCGTTTTTAACTTCGTTTCTAGTAACTGTGTCATTTGGTTCAAAGATATATGATTTTCCTAACACTTCTAATCTATCACGAACATAT